TGGAGATGCTCTGGAGGCGGAGATCAGGTTAAAGCATACGGCGAGCGGTGAGCTGGTTGACTCGATCGTGGTGCAGGAATACCAGGATAAAGCAGGTAACTGGACCGCGTTTGCACATCCCGAGGGCCGGTCAAAAAAACTCATGCGCCAGGGCAAGGTATATAAGCGCAGTAAGAGAGGAACTAAGACCAGCGGCAAAGCCCTTTATAACGCAGATAAATTGTTTTGGATTGAAATGGGTACATCAAGACAACCGGCTCGGCCATTTATCGAAAGAATGTGCAGGACTATCGAGGGGAAGATCATGACCAATATGCAGGCGATATTTGATAGGGAGGTGGGCAAGACTTGAACATAAACCCAATTGTAGTGACCGCCCTGGCCTCCCTGAGTTTGCCGGTGACGGCCAACATCAACCTGGCTGGTGATGCGGAGTATATTACATTCAACTACATGGATGAGCGGCCCAGCCTAATAGCAGACGACACCGATCTGTATGACACCACCGTGATCCAGGTGCATTACTTCACCAAAGGCAATCCACAGCAAAAGAAAAAAGACATCCGCCGGTTGCTAAGAGCAGCCGGCTTTGTTGTCCATGCCACCATGGATTTTTATGAGGTGGACACCGCACTGAATCATGTAGTGGTCGAGTGCTCCATCGACGGAGTTATAAACGACTAAGGAGGTTAAACCATGGCCTATATAGGATTAAAGCATCCGGTCTTTGCGCCGATTGCAACCGATGTCTCAGGCAGCCTGCCCACCTATGGGACGGGGCTGGTGGTGGGGATGGCTATCGGGGCTGATGTCAGCATAGAACTGTCGGACGCCAAACTGGCCGCTGACGATACCATCGCTGAGATCGAAAACGGATTTGTATCCGGGACCATATCCATGAACGTAGACGACCTGTCTGACGCCGCACTGAAGGCATGGCTGGGGGTGCAGGAATCCACACTGGGCGGGAAGGCAACACTGAGAGAGGCCGCTACTTATGACAGCCCCGAGGGTGGCTTCGGCTATTACCGGGTCCGCAAGAAAGCCGGGGTGCGGTCATTCCGGGCGTATTGGTATCACAAAACCAAATGGGGGATGCCGGGCGAGAACGCCGCCACCAAACCGGACGGATCCATCGAGTGGCAGACGCCCACCGTCGAAGGTGAAATCATGACCGCCTTGGACTCAGCCGCCAGCTGGCGGGACCAGGCGACATTTACCAGTGAGGCTAACGCAATCGCCTGGCTGGATGGCCTAGCCGGAGTGCCAACATCAGTATCCACAGGCCTGTCCGGACTGGAATTAGTCGGGACTGGCGGAACCTTATCGCCGTCCTTTGGCGCCGACGTCAGGTACTACACATTTGGCGGCGTGACTGCGACAGGTGTCACCGTGACCCCAACAGCGGCCAACCACACTATTAAGCTGTATATTGACGGAGTATACAGCCAGGACATCGTTAGCGGAGAGGCATCTGCCAGTATACCAATGGCAGTAGGCACCAAGAAACTGACCATCACCGCGCAGGAGCTTGGCAAGACCGTCCAGACTACAGAGATTATCGTCGAGAAGGTATCTTAGGAGGGCTATAGGAGGGCTATATGTACGAAGATGTACGAATTATAACCATCAGACAGCAGGAGTACCCCGCCGTATTTAACACTGCCGCGCTCGAAGAAGTCACCCGCCGATATGGCGGACTGACCGAACTGGGCGAGACTATGAAGGAGCCGGCTAAAGCCATCGCGGAGATCGCCTGGCTCATAGCCCAGCTGACTGCCCAGGGAGCGGCTCTTAAAAAACTGCAGGAGGGCGTTGAGATCAAAACCTACAACGCCGATGAAATCAAGATACTGATGTCGCCCAAAGAATTGATGGATCAATCCGACTTGGTGATCGAGATCATCAATGCCGGAATGGGAGACGATGGTGACGATGCCGACGATGGCGCTGAGATTGATGAGGTGCTGGAGGAGATTGAAGCATCAAAAAACGTGGAGGGCGCAGGGGATTAATGCCTCTGCGCTTCGTCTTTTTAGGTCTGCGCTGCGGCCTGACCGAGCAGGAATCCTGGCTGACCACACCGGGGCGGATACTGACTCTGTGGAAATGGACATTAGAGTATGACGAATACCTGCACTGGATAAAGCGAAACAAGAAACGACCTGGAGGTGAGGACTGATGGCGCTTAGAGAAATAGGGGCAACTCTGAAACTAGACGGCGAGAAAGAGTTTCGGAAGGGCATGAACGATGCCGCCCGTGGCCTCCGGGTGCTAGACTCTGAGCTGAAAGCCAGCTCCGCCGCCTTCGCCGGGAATGAGCGAAGCTTGGAATCCCTCACCGCCAAGGGAAAACTATTTGAAAGCAAGGTTGCACAACAGAAGAAGGTTGTAGAGGCGCTGTCCAGAGCCGTTAAAGAGTCCGGCCAGATGTACGGCGAAGCCTCGGCCAAGACCGACGGATATAAAATCAAGCTCAACAACGCCACCGCAGCCCTTGCCAAAATGGAACGCGAACTGGAGCAGAACAGCCAGGCAATCCAGGAGCTTGGTAGGGATACGGACACTGCCGCCAGCAAGATGGATAAGCTGAAACGGTCGGCCCAGCAAATGGCTGATAGTTTGCAAAACACGGGCGATAAACTCACAGGCTATGGTCGGTCTATGTCTATGTATGTTACCGCCCCGGTCGTTGCCGCTGGATCGTTGGCGTTTAAAGCGGCCGCTGAACTAGAAGATGCTATGGGCGCCACTGATCAAATTTTTAAAGGTTCATCTGCCGGAATGAAGCAGTGGGCTAAAGACCTGGAAAGCTACTACGGTATTGCTCGTGGCGAAGCTTTGGAATACAGCAACATGATGGGGACCATGTTAATCAATATTGGCGGTCTGACCGAGGAGGAGGCCGCAAAGCAAGCTCAAACATTAATCAAGCTTGCCGGCGACCTCGCCGCCATGTACGGTGGCAAAACAGAGGACGCAGTTCGAGCGCTGACCGGGGCGCTGAAGGGCAATAACACAATGCTCGATAATTACGGCATGGCGGCCAACGATGCGCTGGTTAAAACCAAAGCATTTGAGATGGGGCTATATTCCGGTAAGGGCGAAATGGAC